AATGTCATCCTTGGTCTTGGGACTGACAGACTTGACGATTTTTCCTGCCTGATCCTGAAGTATGACGGTCGGTAAACCGATCTGACCAACGGTTTGCTGAAACCCTAGTCGATCTATGTCCGCTTCCCCTGCGATGTACGAGCGATACTGTATCCCACGCGATTCTAGCAACTTGCGGATCTCTGGGTCGGTACGCCATGACTGCTGCTCCGGTTTGGATTCATCCACAATAACCGAAAACCACTTGATTCCACTGACCGGCTGAGGCTTTTCATCCTCGTCTGGTACTGGTGGCGGGACAGGTCGAACACCACCCTGTTCGATGGCGATGACACTTCCACTGGCCTTGCCCACAAAGTAGGTAAATCCAGCGTGGCTAAACACCACCCGTTCCTCGACTGCTGGCGGAACCAGAGTCGAGGGAACAGGCTGTTGAGCCAGTAGAACTGCGATCAGAAGTCCGATCACAGGCCGACCTCCCATTGAACAGATTTAAGCTGAGACTGAATCGACTCTTCACGCTGGTTCATTGCCAGTTTGACGCTGGCCTCGTCGATGCTCACCAGCTCACCGTTGGCCAGCTTGGAGAGCAATTCGCGGATCACCTCTACGATGATCGGAGTTAACAGGCGGATGATGATCTTGCTGATCATTTGCTTGCTTCCACTTCATAAATGTAAATTGCTTTGGGGCTGAATAAGCCGCGAGGTTTGGCCAAGAGGAATCTTGGTGGTCGCGGCTTGCCGTTGATTGGTCGTGGAGGCAGGAATTGAACCTTGACCTCTTTTTGCTCGACTGTGGTGGTCGTTGTGGTCACTGTCTGCTTTGGACACTGGCCGGACTGACAGGATTGAGCTGCAAGAACGATGTACTCTGCGAACAAGGATCACCTTACCTCTCTTGGGTTTAGGGTATGTTCCCGAAACAGATTTCGGGAACATTTGTCAACCATTTTCCCGACATCAGGAAAATGGTAACCGTCTCGCCTGTCCTCTCGACGGTGAGACGGTAGGCGGGGAGACTGCTCACTTCTTCGGGTCTCTCAGAGACCTGCGGTAAGCTGCTACGGCGTAGATGATTGCCGCCAATGCGTACATGGTCTGAGGGATTGACGGATCGACAGAACTGCCTTGAACCGCTTTATCTGTGACGATTTGAGCCACAGGCACAATCCATCCATAGTCAGGGTTGATGACTTCTTCGATCCGCATGTCATCAGCCCTTTGGTGCTGGTGGCGTTTGGCCAGAGTTGAGATAGATGAGCGTTTGGGCGATTCCGAACGCCAATGCCATGCCCAATGGGCTGGTGGTTGCAATAATCGAGTCAAGGTGTTGGCTCAGAACGCCAAGTGCCGTCACAGTTCCTGCAAGAGCCATGCGAATAATTATCGCTCTGGCTTGCTGGGCGTTGATTTGTCCAATCCAGTCGTTCATATCGGAGTCCTTCAGATTGGCCGAGGTTTGGGTGGCACTGGGATGACGGATGGGTTCCAGACGTAGTTTGGATCGTCCAGATAGTTTTGGAACACTGGTGGAGGAACATTGATGAGCTGGGTGACCAACTGGGCGTGCTTTCTGGAATCCACTGAATACCGTTCAATAGCCTTTTGGCGTGCGAGACGTTTCGCCATTTCTTCAGGCGTTGGCTTTTGTCTGCCTATCATCCAGTTAAGAAATTCTCTGCCTGTCATTTGGATATCCCCTTTGGAACGGTAAAGCAGTGGCCCAGTACAATCCCCACCCCGAGAGCAAAGCTGAGACTGTGCTGATTGACTTCCCAGATCGCTTCAGACCATGTCACGCCGCCGCTTTGCCACTTGATCAGATCAACAATCAGCAGCACGATTGCAACTGCGATCAACACGACAAAGTTCTTGGCGGCAGTGCTGAAGGTCATCAGATTGGCCCGTTAGCAGTTCCGTTGGATGTCCCGTTGCCGTTGTTTGTGGGCCAGAGCGGTGGCAGGGATGCGAAGAATTCGCCCACGGTTGGAAGTGCCTGAGTGCCAGCCTGAACAGCCTGAACCATGCTATAAAACAAGCTCCAGATAGAGTCGCGATAAGCGATTGCGGCATCACCTTCAGACTTGTAAGTCGTGATGTTGCTCAGTGTCCAGCTTGTAGCTGAAAGGATGCTGTCGTATTGCTTTACGGATACCGCTTGATCAAGAAATGAGCCGATACCGTTGCCGATTTCGGTGAGCCTTTGGATTATGTATGCTTGCTGCTCTTCTGCCGTCAGATCAACGACAATATATATGTCGGTCACCGTAAAGCCGTTGACTGCAAAATGCTGATCAAGTCGCTGCGTGGCAGGGTTAAACGATGGGATTGGCGATGGAGTGTACGGGTAATAGCCGTATGTGGCTAAACTCGCATCGTCGAGGGCGTTAAAATTGCTGACAGTCGTGAATGACTGTGGTAACCACTGTGGGCCGGAGATTTGACCGTTTGGCGATACTTGGCAATACTGCATGATTGCTCCTTATGTGTTGGGGAATGCGGATGTCGGTGGCGTGAAGTTTGCGGTGTATCGAAGAGCGTTTGTCACTCGGAAATCGTCGATGTAGCCTTTAAAGTAATGCGCCCCGCTAAAAGCCGAGAACCCAATTGTTGTTGCTGCTGTTACGCTAAAAGCGTTGGTTGCAGATGCCACTTGCGTGCCGTTGACATAGATTTTGTAGTTATTGGACGTATCTCTGGTGACTGCAACGTGATACCAAGTACCTGCCGTAATTACACCTGTGGCTGAGTTGGCGATAATACCTACAGATGTCTGATCGCAAACGATCATGCCGCTAGGTTGCACCCCAATATCAAGACCTCCAGCGGTGCGGGTAATTGCTCTATACGCAGAGAGGTCGTCTAGCCTGATCCAGCATTCAATCGTGAAAGCAGTGCCTGTGCCTGATGGCATTCCGCCTGAAAGAGACAGGTAATCTCCAGTGCCGTCAAAGTACGCTGCTGCCCCACCAAACTGGCTTTGGGTCGTAGACATTTGTGCGTTGCCTACGGCAGTAACTGTTCTTACATTTGACGAGTTATCCGTAAAAGTCGTGCTTCCATTTGCCCCATCCATGTGCAGGAGCAGAGAGACGTTGCTGAAATAGCGGTCATTTCCGGTGGCGAATTCTGGTAGTGCCGCAGCGGGTGGCGTGAATGCTGATGTGTAGCGAGCGTATTTGGTGACTCTGAGGTCGTCCATGTGGCCGTTTGTGTAATATGCCGCTGAATCAAATCCTCTGCCAATATAAATGCTGTTCGCGCCAGTCGTAAAATTTGTCGTGTTGGAGGCGCTATAGTAGATTATTCCGTCGATAAATAACCGCAGGGTTCCACCAGATCGGCAGGCCGCGAAATGATACCACTGACCTGTTGTGACTGTTGCAGAAGACTGCCTCATCGTTCCATCGTAAAAAGCCAGTTTCGACTGATATAAGCCAAATGTAAACGGGGTTGCTGTAGCTGCCCCTCTGGTATCTAGGAAAGTTTGCTGGTTTGCTGCGTTTGCAGAGATGTAAACCCATGCTTCTATTGTGAAATCGCCCGTTCCAAACTGGAAGGAACTGTTTCCTGTCAGCGACAAATAACCTGTAGATCCATCAAAATATCCACTCGCCCCACCATACTTGCTTTGCGTTGTTGAAATCGTCGATGATGTTGCAGTCACTGCCAGTGCATTTGGCCCAGAATCCACAAAGTTGGTCGATGCGTTCGTGCCATCCATGTGCAGCAGGAGCGATGTGTAATTGTAGTAAGGGTCGGCCACCGTAGATGATGCGGTTGTTGGCAATGCTGCTGTGGGAGGCGTGAAATTGGATGCGTAGCGAGCGAATCGGGAGATGCGGAGGTCGTCGATATAAGCATTTACACGGGAAAGAGCGTTGTCATTTGACGCTGAACATACCGTGAACTCTGTGGTTGAAGAGAACGTGTAACTAATCGTAGTGGTTGCAACTTGAGTTCCATTGATAAATACCCTAAGCGTTGATCCGCTTCTGCAAGCTGCAATGTGATACCACTGCGAAAGGTTTAAAGCTGTTCCGGTCGAAAGGATGTTTGCGCCGTCATTCCAAAGAAACGACAAGACTCTTGAGGTGTTGATCTGTAAAATCCATGATGCACCAGTTCCGTAAACGTGTTTTCCCATAATATGAGCATTAGCACTGGATGGAGACGCATTCAGATAAATCCAGCACTCCGTTGTAAAATCTCCTGTCCCAAAATCAATTGCGGTTGATGACAGCCCTATCCTTGCGCCGCTGCCGTCAAAATAGCCTGATGCTCCCCCATACTTGCTCTGAGTCGTGCTGACTGCCGCTGTGCCATACCTCGTTAGAGTAAAAGCATTCGGCCCAGAATCCGTAAACGTGGTCGATCCATTAGTTCCATCCATGCTCAACATCAGCGAAACGGCTGAATAGTAAGGGTCGCCACCATCTATGACGATACCTCCACCGCCACCACCGACAGACTTTTTGCTATTGCGAATTATATTTGCAAGCATTAGAAGTTTTGACCTCCAATGTAACCTTGCCAAGTCGTTCCACCATCGCTGGTGAAGAACGCAAAGCTATCCACCTTGCCTGATGTCGATGTGATCGTTGGAGCAGTGCCAGAAGCCCATTTAATTGCCGCAGGCCAAGTGACTGCCCGAGCTGTACCATCTGCGGTGAAGATCAAGGTAAATGAGCCGCCGGAACCGCTTGCAGGAGGGTTGGAGATCGTCAGGGTGGTGATGGCAGCATTTAAACTGACCGTGAAGATGTTCGATGTTTCGAGATTTAACGTGAGCGTGCCGGATGATATCGTTGGGCTGGAGACAGATTCGGAATAGTCCCGAAGTTTGGCTCTGATCAGCACGTTATCCTGTAGGTTTTGCGTGCCTGTAAAGCTGTTTGCGCCAGCAGTGATGTAGCCGGACGGGTTGCTTGTGCTGTACCCGTCTGTGATCCCGTAGCCTGACAGCGTTGTTGGCTTGCCAGTCAGGTTTGCAAAGGTCAGGCAGGATGTCGTGGCATAGTTGCCCAATGGTTGATAAATTGCCGTGGCATTGGCTGTGGTCAAATACACCGTCAGGTTTGGCGTGCCTGTGATATTGGCGTAGGTAAAATTGGCCGATGGTAGTTTTAGATCCAGTGCGGTCTGAAGTCCTGTGACCTCAGAAATAGCGTGCGTGTGAGCCGATGGAGCAAATGTGCTTGGCTTGCCTGTCAGGCTCGCATAAGTGAAATTGGATGTCTCAAGTTTGGCATCAAGTGCGGTTTGCAAGCCAGTCACGTTCGCGATGCTGTGCGTGTGGCCTAAGACAGAATAGGTGGCGTTGGCACTGGATATTGTCAGGTATGGAGCCAGATTGGCCGATGTTAGACCATCCGTAATGCCATATCCAGCGAGCGTTGTGGGTGTGCCTGTGAGGTTGGCGAAGGTCAGGTTTGCGGATGTAAGGTAAGCCCCGACAGCCTGATAACGAGTGTCCGCATAACCTTGGGTCAGAATTGAATAATCTGTCATGTTTGGGGTGCGTAAAGCTGTTCTGCCGAAATTCTGGAAGATAAGTTCTGCGGATTCACCCAAGGCTAGAATCGTGCGGTAATCGTAGGCTTGCGAGAAGGATAGATTAGAGTCTGTTCCCGCCCACGAACTGCGGGCTACTATTTGAAACTGCGAAGGTCTTCCAATTGCTGTACTGTTGGAGTAAGTGACTGCCTGGGATAGCTGATTGATCGTGTACTCTGCGGAACGGTAATAACCTGCCTCGGGAACTTCTTCGTAATTGGATGGATTGTACGAACCTGTTGCACCAGCAGTGTATTTACAGCGAATGCCACTGGGTATATGAGGATCATAAAGCTGAGTGGTTCCCTGTGGTCGCACACCTCCGGTTAATTCAAATGTTGCGGAAGTGATCGTATTTGCATTAGTCTTTGTGACAGAGTCCAGGAAAATCTCGCCATACTGCCCGACCATGACCCGTCCTGTTTTAGAGGAGTTGGCAGAGCCTGTATCGTTGGAATTAAATCCAATAGATTTGTATTGCAAAGCCGCAGTAGACGACGAACTTGCAAGCAAACTACCGTCAAATATAGTCTTTGTAACCGTACCCGATGTGTTACTTGTCAATAGCCCACGGGAATAGCCCTGAATGGGGCCACTGGCCGATGTAATGGAACTGTATTTTGGGAACTGAGATAACGTTCCTGCGGTGGTCTGCGTATCTTTCCAGACCTGAATATAATTGGCGTCTACAATGGTCGTCACATCGTTTGCAGTCAGCGAAACATTGCCCGTGCGATTATTAAACGCCGTGACGCCGCCCGGCTGGGCCGACAGCACTCCATTGCCCGTGATCGACAGGTTATCCCCAACGATGATGCCACCGATTGTGGTGTTTGTGGCTGGAACCAGCGTTGTGCTGACGCTCCCAGATTTAGCAATGGTCAGGCTGTTTCCGGAGTTCTTGCGGATGACAATCGAGTTGCTCATTCGGTCACACTCGGCAGGATTGCAAGCCCGCCCCTTATTTCATAGTCCACAGCGCCAGTATTGGAGATGAGTTTAAGGTCATACACGTAATCGCCAGCCGTGATGTTGGCCGTCTGCGATGCTGGCATGGCCACAGACACAGTCCCATTGATGGCCGATGTGATCGAGATCCCGCCAGATGGGGAAGTCAGGTTGGCGACCGTTGTGCCGTTGTTGCTTGTGTAGTCGGTTTTGATCTTCATCCTCAGAGAACATCCGGTCAGGTTCGTGGCCGTCCCGTTTGCCTCTTGAAACGTCAAGTACAAGGCCCAGTCGGCACCCTGTTCAATGTCGTTGATTGTGTAAAGACCTGCGCTCATTTGGAGAGTTCCATCAGCAGTTTCAGTCGAGCCGCTTCCACCACTCCCGCTGGGACTGACTTCTTGGCCTGGTCTTCAGTCTGCTCCTCTTCAGGAGTTTCCATCTGCTCGTGCTCCGGTGTCTCTTCAGACTCGTCTTCCACCATCTGGGACTGACTGACCAGCCCGACCAGGTTGGTGATCTCTTCTGTCACACTGGATAAGACTTCAAGCATGGCTCGCAGCTTCATTTCGTTCTTGCTGCTCAGAACCCGACCAGCCTTGAGATCAGCACCCACCATTTGGCGAGCCGATTGGAGTGCTCGCTGTACAAAGTTTTTGAATGCGGGTGGGCATGACTCCCAGCTTTTGAAAGCCATGATGCGGGCGTTATCGTTCGCGGGAATCGTCACAGGTGAAACCTCCAGAAGTTTGGCCTTCTCAATCAGGCGGATTATCTTGGCAGCTTTGAGCCTTCGCAGGTCGTCCTTGTCAGGCTTGTAACCCGCCTTCTCCCATATCTGTTCCAGCTCGTAAGGGCTGACCATGGAGGTCTGGAGTGGCTCCATGCCCACAGACAGCTTTTTAATCACCCCGTCTCGCATAAGTGTCCGCATCTGTTTAGAGGCGTCCACATCGCTGAACTGCCCCTTGACGTACAAGCCTTTACGATCTTCGTAGGCTTCCGTGTATTTGCCTAAAGGCTCTGTCCAGTTGTGCATACTCCCGCCGATAAACCCGTCATCAAGGAAGTCTTTCAAGCCGTCTTTGTAACAGCCAGGCATGACGACATCGCCAGCCTTGTCCAGCGTGTAAAACGTGCTGGCGTAGCCTTCAAAGCCGCCTGAGCTGGATTTCACTGTAATGTCTGTCATCTTAAGCATGTTGCAACCCTGTAAGTAATAACTGGTCAAATCAGTGTAACATCAGTCTTGCGTAGTGTCATCCCATTTCTCAGGTTGATCCACATCCAGCACGCCCGCCACAGCACAACGGCAACCAGGGTGCAGGGGAGGGCATTGAACAGTCGCGTAATATTCGACTTTGCTCTGGCCTGTCGCAAACGGTGATCCCTTCTTGACCAACCGTGGCCGACCATCCACCATGCCGATCCGCTTGCACTCATCACAGGCATCATCCGACAGGATCCACTCGTATCCTGTGACCACTTCCATATCTGCGGTGCCTGCGAGATACCCATAGTTGTGTGCTCTGGCCGACTCCGTCACAGCGATCCGGCGAGCCTTGTGCCTGGCAGTCTCGGCAAAGAACTTGGAGAGTCGTTCGGTCTTCGATGCCAAAGTCTCGCCAGCCTTCTGGCCCGCGAGCAGCTCGGTTCGCATCTGGTCCAGAATCCGTTCGGCCTCGTCTGCTGTGGCCGCCTGCATGTCGTTAATCGTGGAGGTTGCCAGCTTGATCTCATGGTTTTTAATCTGGTCGTAGACAGACTGATTGCGGATCTCCCATTGGTCCGCTTCCTTCTGACCGATCTTGATTCTGGCTCGCCTGGCGGATGCGTCAAACATGCCCACGATGTCGATCACGAATCGCCGGATCAGTGGATCTTCCACATCATGGGTGATCTGAACGCGAATCGGTTCCGGCATCCGCTTCTGGATCGGACCCATCGC